CTACTTGGCACGATCAGTACGGAATTTTAAAATACGGTGTTGGCCAAAAATTTACTAATCATATAGATGATCACATAAATCATCATAGAAGAATTTCTACAACGTTTTATTTAAATGAAAATTATGAGGGTGGAGAAATTATTTTTCCTAGGTTTAATGTAAAATATAAACCGCAAAAAAATGAATTATTAGTTTTTCCTTCTACGTTTGTTTATAATCATTCAGTATCTCCAGTTCTTGATGGGGAAAGATACGCAGTTGTTAGTTGGATGCGATGAAAGAGCCACAAATAGTTGATAATATTTTAAGCAAAGAAGATTATGAAAGGCTAAAGGCTGCTTTGGCAAATCCTAAGAGTTTTGGGTTTGATCCTGGCTTTAGTAGATATTGTATTGGAGATGGTGGACTTCCGATTCTAAAAGAATTAGCAGATAAACTGGTTCCTCTTGCAAGAGAAGCCTTTGATAGCGAAAGATTATTACCTACATATACATTATTTGCTCATTATGAGGGACAAAATCCAGAACCAAGTTTGTACAAACACAAAGACGATAACGCATGTACCTATACTCTTGACATGTGTGTTTATCAGGTAGAGCCATGGGAACTATTTGTTGAGGATGAGGCATACACTCTATATCCTAATCAAGCCTTGGCCTATTATGGAAATGATCAGTGGCACTGGAGAGAGAAGTTTCCTAATCCAGAAACAAATCATGTTGCTATGATATTTTTCCATTTTGCAGAACCAGACCATTGGTATTTTACTAAGGGTCCAGACTATCTAAGAGTAATTAGGAGCGAGGTAACAGAGGATGAGTGGAACAACAGATAAAGTGTTCTTTCAACTGTGGAATCCTACAGGTCTAATTAATCAGGTAATGAGCCTGGAGTTAGCAGTAGGACTCTCACATGAAATAAATACACCTGTAGTAGTTCATTATGTAAGCAACAATGGTGACAACCTGTATGACTTTAAGAAGGTTCCAATCTATACACCTTCAAGATGGTATAACGGTCAAAGAGAAGGCTTTACTAATCCTGACCAGTTTCCACATCTTTTAGATCTTCTTGAGTTTGACGCAAACATTGTAGTTATTGATGAAAAGATAAATGCTTTTAAACAAGAAGAAGTCGTTATAGGCGATATGATTAATAATTACTACTACAGCAATAGCCCAGAAATAACAGAAGAAGAGTTGGCTTTTGCTGAGGGTAGACAAAGATTGCCACTAGATAGACCAATACATCTAAAAGGAACATTGGGCTGGTATTCACGATTTTTCTACAATAGAAGCCCTGAACTAAATAAGGCATTATCTTCAGTTAAGTTTAAGAAAGAATATACAGACTTGGCTAAGAAAATATCTGCTTCTTTAGAAACATTTCAAGGAATGCATCTTAGACTATCTGATCACATAAAAATGTTTGAGACTACGCAGGATATGTTTGAATCATGGCTAAATAACTTTGAACAAAATAACCTGCCAATAGTGGTATCAACATGTGAGCCTGGTCATAAAATGGTTCAGGATAACAAGAATAGATACATTCTATTAGATGAATACATTGTGAATAACTTTAAAGATGACTTTATGGCTTTGCCTTTCCAAGATGAGGTAGTCTTTGGGCTTATTTGCAACCTTGTTCTTCATGACTCAATAAATTTTGTGGGTACATCAGGAAGTACTTATAGTGCTTATATCCATAGAGTAAGAAATCAAAAAGGTATTGAGACATGGGACTTCTTTGATAACCCACCAAAAGCAAACGGATGGGCATACACCTGGTTTAACTATCCATTAGATAATGGCAGAAAAATGTGGTGGAGAGAATGGAAGGAGTCTAGGTTAACATGAAAACAGCATTAGTGCTTGGAGCAGGGGGCTTCATTGGAAGTCATATGGTAAAGCGTTTAAAGTCTGAAGGATATTGGGTTAGAGGTGTTGACTTAAAGAATCCAGATTTTTCAGATACTTATGCTGACGAGTTTATAGAAAGAGATCTATCTGTATATGATAATATGGAAAAAGTGATTCAGTTTAAAGGATATTCTGGTAACTTTTATAATGAAATTCCTTATAAGTTAATAACATCCTTTGATGAAATATATCAGTTTGCAGCAGATATGGGCGGAGCAGGATATATTTTTACTGGAAATAATGATTCTCAAATTATGGAAAACTCTGCACTTATAAACCTTAATCTTTTAAGAGCACAATCAAGATTTAATGAAAAATATGCAATTAATAAAACCAAGATATTTTATTCAAGTTCTGCCTGCATGTATCCTGACTACAAACAGTTAGATGTTAATAATCCTGGACTTAAAGAGTCTGATGCATACCCTGCAGATCCTGACAGCGAGTATGGCTGGGAGAAACTATTTAGTGAGAGAATGTTCTTAGCATTTAATAGAAACAACAAGATCCCTGTAGCCATTGCCAGATATCATAATATTTATGGACCAGAAGGAACTTGGGATGGTGGAAAAGAAAAAGCACCAGCAGCAATATGTAGAAAAGTTATTCAGTCAGATGGATTTATAGAAATTTGGGGGGATGGAGAACAAACCCGTTCATTCCTATATATAGATGAATGCATAGAGGCAACAAGAAGACTGATGGAATCAGATTTTACTGGGCCTGTTAATATTGGTTCTGAGGAAATGGTTACCATTAATCAACTTGTAGATATTGCTTGTAGTATTGAAGGAAAAACTTTAAGCAAGATGCATATCCCAGGTCCTTTGGGTGTTAGAGGAAGAAACTCCAATAATGACTTAGTTAGAGATAAGTTAGATTGGGACTATTCCATGTCTCTTAAAGATGGAATAGAAAAAACTTATAACTGGATCAAGGATCAAATAAATGGATAAGCAAGAAGTTGTAAAAGAAGTTTTTCTTCAAGATGGTATTGGAGCACAATTATGGAGAAAACTATACTTAATGTCCTATGCAAAATATTATAATTTGTTATTTGAAGATACACCAATTACAGATTTCTTAATTCATGAGTCTGACAAAGTACACAGTGAAGAAGAAAAAATTGAATTTATAAATAAATTTAATACTATAATAAAAAATCCATGGGAAGGTATAGATTTTTCTAATCAAGACAATTTTGTTCTTTCCGAAAAGGTTGGACTGGGATACGAAAAACTACATCTAAATGCAGGAGTAGCCCCAGGACCCTGGCCATTTTTAGAAGTTGCCAAAGAATTTAGCACAATAGAACAAACTGAAAACAATGTAGTTATTCACATACGAAGAGGCAATGTGATTCCAGAAAATCCAAGGTGGGTAGATGAGTCTGTCTATATAGAAATGCTAAAACAATTACCAAACTTTCTAAAGAAAATAAACTTTGTTCCAGACAGAGTAATAATTTTAACAGATGCTCCAGATTCAAACAAAAAGTTTAAGCCTATAAATCAAAATCAATTAGATAAGTGGAGACAGCCTTATTTGCACAAAGACGAAAACAATTCTTTTGACACAATTTCCTTAAACTTTGAATTACTTAAAGATGCTTATCTAGGTATTGAAATTTTAAATAGTTTAGATACTTACACAGCATTTACTATGATGGTGATGGCAAAAGTATTAATAACTGGAAGATCTGCATTTAGTCAATCTGCTGGGCTGCTATCAAAAAATACTGTTTTGTCAGTTGACAACTATCGAAGTTTCTTTTAAAGTGTGCAATAAAATACCCCCAAGGATTTTTCCAAGGGGGCATTATTTTTATATATTACTTAGGAAATTTAGCCATCCACTCTTTGGTCCTTGGGGTAATACCCTTCCATGAGGACCAGTCTTCTCCGCCCTTAGACATGTAGTATGCAATCTCAGCATTTTTGACGGGATTGAACAATTCAGCATTAGAGTCCAAGTCAAACTTATCCCTACGGTCTGGACCCAAGTTGTCAATCATATTAATTTGGAACATTCCATAAGAGGAGTCCCCAGTCTTGTGGTTGCCATTAAATGCCAAAGGCCTACCATTAGATTCTTTCTTGGCAATGGCCCAAGCCACTACAAGATCTTGCCCCTTAAACCCTACAAGGGAAAGGAGTTGCTTTAGTTCAATATCGGTCAGAGATGTCTTATTCTCAAAACTCTCTAGTCTTTTTGCCTTAGAAACCAAAAAAACCTCTTTCGAGGCGTTTCCTTGCTCTTGAGCCTGTTCTGTGCTCAAATTGTTTTTGTCACTTATTCGTATTTCAGCATTAGCAGCGTTTGACAAAGTCGCTACTAAAGTCAGTATGCTGAGTATGCTAATGATCTCTTTGTTTCTTTCGATAAATTTAATCATAGTTTCCTCCTTAGAAAACAATAACACCTTGGTAGGTGTTACTACCAAGTATAACATGAAATTTATTGAAAAGTCAAGTTTATAGGGTGGTATAATAAAGATTATGCCACAAGCGTCATCTAACTATCCTACTATGCAATATCCTATTGCTTCAGATCCCGTGAATGTACACGGAGATTTTAAAGTATTAGTTGATGCTTTAAATAATATTCTTCCTCCCCTGGGATACGGCGCAGCATATCTTGATGTTAGAAATACTACAGGCACAGCAATTTCTCAGGGCATTCCAGTATTTATTAGTGGTAGTCTTTCTGGAAAATCATTAATTCAAAAATATGATCCATCAAGTGTATCTCATAATCCAGATGTTCCAATTTTAGGTTTAGTAAAAAATGATATTCCAAATAATTCTAATGGTTTGGTTATTGTCTCTGGAGTTATTCAAATGAATACAACAGGTTTGGGTTCTGCTGGAACAAAAATTTATGTAGACAATACTGGAACCCTTGTTGCGGGTCGTCCATTAACTGGCCCAGCAAGATATATAGCAGTCGTTGCAATTCAGGCAACTCTTGCAGAAGGCGGAATGTTAATTGTTCAAACAAAGGGTAACGGTACCTGGGGAGCCCTTAAAGACGGGTTGTCGTGATATAATAACATTATGGCTACCTTTAGAAATCAACCCACAGACTCTTATGCATTAGGTGCAGCACCTCCAGAAATTCGTTGGACTGTTGTTCGTGGAGATTCTGCAGCATTTCGTGTTTATGTAACTAATGATGCAAGAGAGCCACTACTTCTTGATGACTGGGAAGTTGATATGGACATTCGTCGTAATGGAGCACTTATTGTTTCTTTATCCCCTCAGCCAATTGAGTTTCAAGATACAGAAGGAAGTTTCACGGTAAACATTACATCTTCTCAATCAGAACTTCTTGAGACGGGAGACATCTTTGACATCCAACTAACAGAACTTTTATCAGAGGGCAGAGTTTGGACGGTAGCCAAAGGGTCAATGGTTATCATTGAAGATGTAACAAATTAATGACAACAAACCTAACCCCACTACCACAAGAGTTTTACAGAACAACACA